CCGCCTGCCGATCGCGCTCGCGCGGCTCTCGCTGCCGGCCGCGCGCGCCGAGATCGTGGACCTCGTGCCGCTCGCCTATAATGACGGGCCCCACGCCACCGACAGGACCGCTGCTGCCAGCGCTCCCGCGAGGACCCACAGGACCAGGACTCCCGTCCACACCGTCAGCTCCCGCAGGCCCCACAGGACCCGGAGTACCAGCCGGTCCGACCGGACCTTGTGGTCCTTGTGGTCCCGGTGGTCCCTGCTCACCCTGATCTCCCTTCGCACCCGGTGGCCCCTGCCCCCCTTGTACGCCCTGTGGGCCCGGGGGGCCAGTAGCGACGGTGGTGGGCGGGACCTGGCCTTCGCCGACGTTCGCCTGGAGGATCGCCGACGCGACGCCGAGGCCGATCACGGCGAGGATCGCCCCCATCGTCACGAAGGCCCGGCCCCAGCTCATGACGGGGGGGCCTGTGTCTGCTGGGCGTGGGCGAGCTGGCCAATCTCGTCGTGCACTTCGGCGCGCCCGGAGCCCTTCCCGGCGATGAAGCCGACGAGCGCGCCGATGATCGTGGTGATGATGTCGAGGAGCGACCCGAGCAGGGCGGCGACGTCCTTGTCGGTGAAGATGTAGGCGGCCATCGTCCCTACGAAGGCGACGACGAGGATCGTGGCGACGGTCACGACGAACACGTTGACCACGAAGTCGGCGGACGTATTCGCTTGCGCCGGGCGCGGCAGGACTTGCACTCAGCCAGCCTTCTCGGCCGCGGCCAGATCCTCCAGGGGCTTGAGCGGGACGACCTCGGCGCGGGTGAACAGTTCGTTGGCGAAGGCGGCGAGTGCGGCGATGATGCCGGTCACCGCGGCAGCGGCTCCGCCGTCGTAGGCACCGGCCCCGAGCAGCACGGCGTTGATCGCCGCCAGCAGCGTGAAGATCGCGTTCATCACGCGCACCGGCTCGCGCTGGAAGACCGAGCGCATCGGGGTCGGGATGACGGGCGCAGCCATCACGGACCCGTCACACGTTGCCCTGACTGTCCCCGACGATGTCGACGGAGCTGGCGGCGGCGAACAGCCGGTCGAAGTCGGCGGCGGTGACGTCAACGACGACAGCGATCTTGGCGGCAACCGCGTTGGCGCCCGACTCGAACCAGATCGCGGCACCGTTGGGCAGCACGAGTGCCTGGCTGCCGTCCGGGCGGCGAGCGATCATCATCATGTCTTCCTCCTCCTCCGGCTCGGGTTCGGGCTCGGGTGTCGGGGTTGGTCCAGCATTGGCACGGCGCACGCATTCGGCGCGGATGTCGTCTAGGTTCCAGGTGCCCGAACTGGTCACCGCGCGCGGCCGCCACGGGCCCTCCACGGCGGTGTTGGTGGCGGGATCTATCTTGCGGGAGGGCGCCCACACGTAGTGCGTGATGACGTCGGTCGGCTGGTTGGCGACGAAGGCGTTGAGCGCGTTCGAGCCGCGGAAGTAGGCGTCGATCTGGGCCTGCGGGTAGGGCTCTCCGAGCCCGTTGTTGGCGCACTCGATCTGGAAACCGCGAGTGTTGCCGGAATCGAGCGGGACGGTGCCGCGGGAGAACGGGGCGGGTCCGCCCTTCCCGGCGCAGTTGCTCGCCCCGGCGGCGACCGGCCAGAACGTTCCCGTGCGGTCGAGCAGCATGTTGCCGACGGGCTTGTCCGGGCACGAGTGGCACTGCCACTGGAGGTCGCCCTCGACGCTCGTCTTGGAGGCGGTGTGATGCCACCACACGGCGAGCGGCGGCGAGGGGAACCCGCCCGAGGAGCGGGCCCGCGTCTGCCACCCGGCGTTGATCGAGTTCTCCCCGACCTTGCACCCGGCGTCGCTGAGGATCGAGGCGAGGTCGTAGTAGATGCCGCCCAAGGTCAACCTGCCTTCGCCTTGTAGCGACGCCTGCTCACCGCAGCGACCCCTGACGCGAGAGCCAGGCGAGGATGTCGTCGACGAGTCCGGCCCCGACCTGCTGCACGTCGGCGTCGAGGTCGTCCCACTCCGGCTGCCCGGAGAGGTAGGCGATCGCCGAGTGGAGGTCGCGCGGCGCGCTGGCGGGGTCACTGAGGAGGGCGTCGATCAGCCGCCCGGCGAGCATCTCGCCGACGCCGCGCTCGTCCACGTCGAGCGCGTCCCACGCCGCCAGCTCCTCACCGGAGTTGGCGGCGAGGTAGGCGCGCAGCTCGTGGAGCCGCATCGCGGTCTGCTCGGGATCGGCTCGCTCGGTGTCCGCAGCGTCGTCCAGTTCAAAGTCGCCGAAGCCGTCGCTCACTGCGCGGCGATGTTACTCCGAGCCCTCCGGCGGCACCTCGGGCGGGCCGGGCTCGGTCACCGACGGAGGCAGGGTCGCCCCCTCGTCGCCGACGATGACCACCGAGACGTCCCAGGGGTCGTCCGGGTTGGGCGGGAGCGGCTCGTTGGTGCTCATCGGCGGCAGTGTGCCACGGTCAGTTGCACATCATCTTCAACTGGGCGTAGGTGCAGACGCTGAGCCGGATCGGGTCGGCCACGGTGCCGTCGCCGGTCAGCCCGCCCCCAGTGAAGATCGTCCCCGGCGCGACCTGGCTGGGCGGGCCCGGGGCGTACTTCCCGTCGGCACCGAGCGTCAGCACGTCGCCGAGCGTGCCGCCAGCGGTGGCGATGCTGGTGAACGACAGGCTGAACACGACCGGATCACCCTCGGTCCCCGCCCCCGTCTCGGTGATCGTCAGGTCGCCACTGGAGACGAGGTCGACCAGCGCGGCGATCACGGCGCGGGCGCGCACGAGCGTCGGGTCGCTCTCGGTGCCGCTGCCGGTCTGGGTGAAGTCGACGCTGGGCCCGTCGTTGAAGGTGATCGTGCCGGTCGAGGACGGGGCGACGTCGACGACCCACGGGTCGGTCGGGTTGCCGACACCGTGGACGGTCGTGTTGCGCCCGGCGACCAGCGCGCAGATGCACCCGCCTTCGGCGCAGCGGCACCGCGCCATCTCAGGAAGCCGCCGCCTCGGTGGCGTAGCCCGTCCACAGCACGTGCCCGTTGCCGTTGGTGTTGGCCCCCGCCCCGCCGACCTCGGCGGCGACATAGACGGTCAGCGAGCCGCCCGCGGAGACCAGTAGCGAGAAGAAGCAGACGAAGACGAAGGGCTTGTTGGCGACGTAGCTGTCGGTGGCGGAGATGCCCAGGTCGACGTTGTCGCCGTAGCGCACGACGCGCACGCGGAAGTCGCCGTCGGCGCTGTGGCCGCTGAGGCCGACCAGGACGTTGCCCCGCCAGATCCGGTTGTAAGGGGCGGTGGGGAAGGTGGCGTAGCCGGGGAACGGCGTCAGGCCGGGGGCGATGTTGCCCATCGTCAGTGGCACCGACGGCATCGCCACGACGGGCATCCCGTCGCGCAGGACCCACGCTCCACCCTGGCGCGACCAGTAGACCCCGGCGGGGGCCTGCGCCTCCGCCCCTTCGCTGACGCCCGCCAGGCTCGCCGCGTCGAGCGCGGCCTTGTTGGCGAACACCCGCTGGACGGGCATGATCCGCATCGCGCAGGTGTCAGTGTCGACCGCCGTGGCGAGCTTGTTGATGTCGCCCGCCACGTCGATCAGGTCGGCATCGACCGGGAACGGGTAGTTGCGGCACGGTGTGGACCCAGGCATCAGCCCTCCTCGCTGGGGGAACAGTAGGCGGTCACGCCGCTGGCTGCGGTGGAGTGGGATCGGGCGGCCAGTGCGCCTGGATGCCCGACTGGATGTTGGCGTCGGTGATCACGGTCGGGTCGCCGCCGGGATTCGGGTTGGCCGCGTTGACCGCGTACTCGTAGGCGGCCTCGTTGTCGACCGCCAACGGCCAGATGAACGCACTGAGCGCCAGGCTGGGCATCACCAGCAACTGCTTGCCGAAGGCTGTCTCGCCGTACACCGCCGACGAGATCGCCTCCTTCATCGCCCCCGCCGTCACTCGATCGCGGAACGCCTCGTCGTTGGTGCACTGGGTGATGGTGGTGTAGCTCACTTCGGTCCTATGTCCTCGATCATCATGAAGGTGTTGCCGTCTCCCTGGACGTGGAACGGCCCGGCTCCCTGGTAGTTGGCGATGCGGATGTCGTAGAGCTGGTTGAGGCCGGACTCGCCAGTGCGGAAGAAAGTGACGGTGCCGCCACCCCACTGGGTCGCCGGGGCGTAGATCCAGACGCTCCCACCCGTGTAGACACCGCTGGAGTAGAGGCCGAACGCCAGCGATCCGCCGTAGAAGTTGATGTTGAACGTGATCTTGTAGAGCCGATCGGCTCGCGTGACCGCCGAGACCTGGGTGGTGAGCTGCTGGCCGAGGGTCACGACCTGGTCACCGGAGAACGGTGGGTAGGCGGAGCCGATGATCCCCCACGCGTCGTACCACGAGTGCTGCGTCCAGCCAGTGGCATAGTCGGCGGCACTGGTCTTCGACAGGACGTAGTTGGCCGCGCCGCCAGGAGGGATGCCCTGACCGGGCGGCCCCTGGACGCCCCCGGAGATCGGCACCCACGCCCCACCGACGCGGGCGGAGAGCACGCCGACCGGGGCGGCGCTCGGGGTGACCGGGCCGATGTCGACGATGGCCAGCGTGTAGCGGGCCTGGAGCGTGCCAGCGCCCGAGTCCCTGATGACGTTGATGTCGATCGTGTGCGAAGCGGTTGCTCCCGGCGTGAACGAGACCGCCGTTGTCGCAGGCGACAGGTAGTTGCTGTTGACGTCAACCGAGGTCGGCTGATCGGCGATCGACGTGCCATCGACGCGGATCTGGGCACGGAAGCTGTTTCCCGCCGCCGCCCCCGAGATGTACGACCCGTTGTTGGTCACCTGCGCCTGGTAGCGGCGATCGTTGCGCAGGGTGAGCGTGATCGTGCGCACGACGGTCGGCGTCGCACTGACCGCCACGTCCGAGCCGCCGGTGTTGCCGAGGTAGCCCCACGCCGCGTTCCAGTCGTAGGCGGTGCCGACGGCGTCGGTGTCGTACCACAGCTCGATCGTCGGGGTGCTGCCGATCGGGTCGGCCGCGCCGATCCACACCTCGTCAGCCCCAGCCCCGGTGGGTCCGGTCGGGCCGGTCGCGCCGGTCGCGCCGGTTGGACCCGTCGGGCCTGGAACGGTGGAGGCCGCGCCTGTCGGACCGGTCGCGCCTGTCGGACCCGTGGGCCCCGTCGGACCTGGAGTGCCGATCCCGGGCCCCAGGAACCCGACGTCTGTCTCCTGGTTGTTGGCTGGAGGCACGCCGCCGGAGTTGACGAGCGTCACCGAGTAGTTGACGTAGGTTCCCGCGTCGACGCCTGGCCCCGTGATGTCATAGCGAGCGAAGTTGTCGGCGTTGGCCTTGTCCTGGAGGTAGAGGCCGTTGTCGGCGTCGAGGGAGGCCAGCAGGTTGGTGAGGTCGGTGCCGCTGAGCGTCGTCTTGTTGATGCTCACGGTGGTCGCCGTGCTCCAGGTCGTTGTGCCCGTTGATACGTCGCCCGCGGCCGACCCTGAGGTCAGGTCCCAGCGATAGAGCCCACCGGCAGTCGTCGCCGGTCCGGGTGGACCACTCGGTCCCGTTGGTCCGACGAGCCCCTGCGGACCCGTGGGCCCCGTCGCTCCCGTCGCCCCAGCCGGGCCCTGAGCGCCCGTCGGTCCCTGTGCGCCCTGCGCGCCGGTCGCCCCTGCTGGACCCTGGATCGAGCCACCGGACACCCACTGCGTGCCATCCCAGATCCACAGCGAGTCGTCGGCCTGGACGATGAAGGCGTCGCCCTGGGTGTTGCCGGTCGGCGGGAGGTCGCCGGAGGTCGCCACCTCGCCGCGCATCGTGATGCCGGTGCCGGTCTGGCCCGTCGGACCCTGCGGGCCAGTCGGTCCCTCGACGCCCTGGTCGCCCTGTGGCCCGGTCGGGCCCTGCGGGCCAGTCGGGCCGGGTACGCCAGGGCCGCCGGTCGCCCCCGGCGGACCAGTCGGACCGACCGTCCCCTGCGGACCCGTCGGGCCGGTCGGGCCAGGCACCGTCGAGTCGGCGCCCGCCGGTCCCGTCGGGCCGAGGTCGCCCGAGGCTCCGGTGGGGCCCGTCGGACCCTGTGGACCAGTGGCTCCGGCCTCACCCTGCGCCCCGGTCGGGCCCGCTGGACCGGTCGCCCCGGTCGGGCCCGCTGGACCGGTCGCCCCGGTCGGGCCGGTCGCCCCGGGTGGCCCCTGCACCCCGGTCGGACCGGAGGGGCCCGCCGGTCCGGTCGAACCAGTCGCTCCGGGCCCTCCAGGCGTCCCGGGAAGGCCCTGCGCCCCCGTCGGACCCGTCGGACCCGTCGGCCCGGCTGGCCCGGCTGGACCGGCTGGACCGACGGCTCCGGTCGTACCGATCCCGGAGTGGACGTGGCGCTCCTGGCGGGTCAGGCGCGTATCGAGGTCACGGAGGAAGGCCGGGAGGGAGTCGCGCTCGCCGGGGACCTTGGCCATCTAGGGCACGACCATCTCACTCGGGGCGGACACCGCGCTGAACTGCACGGTCTCGCCGTTGGGTGCTTCCTCGGTGACGACCACCTCGTGGATCCGCTGGTACTCCGACACCGAGCGGCACATCCGCGTCACCGTGGCCTGGAACCAGGCACCGGGGACGAGATCCTCCATCAGCCACGGCCCACCGGGCAGCAGCGTGGTGTTGGCGGGGATCACGATCGCCACCGGCGCCGGGTAGCGGTCGGTGATGTTGCGTGCCGCCGTCGCCGACCACGTAGCGACCTCCTCGGGGGTCGGGATGTTGTCGAGCTGGCCGTCGTTCTCGTTGGTCACCAGCCAGTCGACGTAGCCGTACTGGTCGATGAAGCTCTGCGGCGCGGTGGCGACGCCCGCGTAGCCGTGGCCATTGGTGACCACCCCTCGCGTCGCCGCCTGGTTGCCGTACTCGACGATGCGCGGGAACTGGCTCAGGTAGCGCTCGTCGAGCGGGGCGATGATCTTCCAGGCCAGGTTGATGTCGAAGTAGTAGATGTCGCGGTTGACCACGCAGTAGTCGGTGCCGTAGTCCTCGGCGTACTTGTCGAAGTCCTCCCATGTGTAGAACTGCCAGGCGTTGACGACGCGGCTGGTCTGGGGGTCGCCACTGTGGTGCAGCGGGTGGAGGTGGGGGACCACGTTCCAGGGGTCGCCGTGCAGCGCGTAGGTCTTGTCCCGCAGCAGCCAGTCCATCCGGTCGATGGCGTTGCTGATGTTCGGGTAGCTCTGGTCGTAACCCTCGTCGAGCACGGTGCGCGTCGACTGCCAGAGCACGTCGGCGGCGAACACGCTGACTTCGTCGAAGTCGTACTCGATGCGGGTGATCGGCCCCTGCCACACCTCCAGGCCGTTGCGCTCCAGGTGCAGCTCATGGCGGATGGTGCGCAGGTCCCCGAGCAGCTCGCAGCAGTCGTGGGTCGGCACCCGTACCTCGGCGGTCGAGACGTCGTCGCGGATCCGCTGCCAGCGCACCGCGATCAGCGGATCCAGCTCGCCGACGGGAGTGACCCCGCCGCGCTCGACGACGAATGCTCGATGTGATCCGCAGAAGAAGGGCACGGCTAGTCACCCACCGCGGTCGTGGTGACGTCGACGAGGACCGGCACCGCCTTGTCTGGCTCCTGGTCGAGCGTCACCGTGAAACTGCCGATCGGCAGCTGACCGGCCTCCGGCCAGCGCACGCCATCCCAGTCGCGCAGGTGCGCAGGCAGGTCGCGCGGCGCGCCGTTGACCAGCGCGATCGCCTTGCCCCGGCGGATCGTTAGGGCGATGTCGGCCGGGAGGTACGGCACCAACCACCCGGCGACGCGCTCCCCGGCCATCCACAGCCCGATGCGCAGCTTGCCGGTGTCGGCGTTGGAGCGCAGCGTGACGGACGGCTGCATCCCGGTCATCAGGACCTCGCGGGTGGCGGTGCTGACGACCAGCCGGGCTCGTCGCCACTGCGCCATCAGGCCACCGCCGCGAACGGGTCCGGCTGCGCCGCCTCGGGCTCGGGATCGGTGACGAGTTCGTCGTCGGCCTGACCGCCGATCCACTCGCGCACCGCCATGAACGGCATGCCGTGGGGCACGGGGTCGGCGGCGACGATGGTGAACTCGATCTCGACCATCGACCCGCAGCTCATCTCGGGGTGGCGCAGGATCGTCGGCCCGGCGGTCACCCGAGTGTTGTGGAACTGGCGCATGTAGGGCACCACGCACTGGTCGATGCAGCAGCTCCACGCGGGCGGCCCGGTGCGCAGCTGGCGGTAGATGTCGGGCCAGTCGCACCACTCCTCGTCCTCCGCCGGTGGCCCGGCGATGACGTCGGCGTAGGTGGCGGGCCACCACTGCGGGTCGCAGCTGGGCCCGCTGCGCAGCTCCAGGTAGTTGTGCGCCCAGCACGGCCCGCCGGGGGTCTCGTCGTCCTCGCAGACGCACGGGCAGCAGTCGAAGTACGTCATCGGGTCGCCGCCGCAGGGGTTCTTCGAGCTGCCGTACTGACCGCGCAGCCACAGCAGGCCGCGCGACAGCGAGCACTCGTCTTGGGCCAGAGCCAGCGCCCGCACGGTCATCTCCCGCGGCGCCATGTACTGCGGGCCGATGATGCCCTGCCCGGAGAGGCCCATCGAGACGTTCGACCGGCGGGTCGAGTCCTGGTCACCGTGCACCTCCAGGCCGACGACGCCGAGGAACCCCCACGTGTCGGGGTCGTCGGGGTCGTACCACGGAGCGGGGTCGAGAACGGGGCTCTGGAACCGGCTGCCGTCGCCGACGATCAGCTCGACGACATCGCACGGATCGCACGGGCTCAGCCACGTCAGCCCGGCCCAGCGGGCGTAGGCGTAGGCGCGCTCGTTGTTGACCACCTCGACCGACTCCGTCGCCGGTGAGGCGAAGGGGTCGTCGGCCCCGATGGAGATGTAGCCGACGTACGTGTCCCCTCCCCTCAGTTCGCCAGCGCTGCGGCTCGGTTCATCACCTGGGTGGCCACCGCCCGCGGGTCGCTGCCGGTGAGCTGCACGGTCATGTAGTTGTTGACCACCTTGCCTCCCGTCGGGACGGCGGTCGCGACGCCTTCGCCGCGCAGCAGGGCGGCCATGTCGCGGACCTCGGGGTTGACGCGGTTGAGCGGTAGTTGCAATGGCACCAACGCCTCTGCGTAGCCGCGCTCGCCGACGTTCATCGTCATCGGGCCCCCGATCAGCGCACCGGCCATGCCGCCGACGGTGGTGGCGACGTTGCGGGTGGTGACGGTGACGGTCTTGTCGCGCAAGTTGGCGATCGCTGTCGCCAACGTGTTGACCTGGTTGATCGCTGTGGAGATGCCGTCGATGACGATGCTCGGGCGGGCGGTGACGCGGTCGAGCGCGGCCAGCAGCACCATCAGCGCGGCGATCTGGCCGTAGACCGTGGCGTAGCCCGACAACGAGACGTCGGGGTCGGCCTTGGTGCGATCGAGGGCACTCAGCAGGGCGATCATCGTCGCCGTCTGGACGATCACCGCCGGGTAGGTCGGCAGCGTCACCGCGGGCGCTGGCTTCATTGCTCCGAGCTGCTTGAGCTGCTCCTGGATCGCCGCCAGCTGGAGCATGACGATGGCGTTGCCGACGATGCTGACGTTGGGGTTGGCGGTCGCCTTGTCGAGCTTGTCGACGTCGGACTTCACGCCCGCCACCTGCTCGGAGGCGGCCGGTGCGGTCGGCACCGCGACCTCCGGGGTGGCGGTGGTCTGGTCGAGCGTGGTCATGTCGTTCTGGATGGTCTGCGTCTGGCCGTGGACCTGCTCCCAGTTCTTCTGCAAGAACTCGGTGAGCACGCTGTCGGGCACGCCGGAGAGGTCGACCCCGTACTCCGCCAGGTGGGCCTTGACGACGTCGAGGTTGTTGGCCGAGAAGGCGGTGTCGATGGTGTCGGGGATGCCGTCGAGGTCGTTGTCGTAGTCGAGGATCTTGGCCGTGGCGTCGAGCAGGCCCGGCGTCTCGACGATGGTCGTGATCGTCTCGGGGGTCAGCCCGAGCGCCGCGACGTACTCCTCGGCCGATTGCGTGCCGGTGTCGAAGGCGCCGACCTGGTCGATCAGCTGCTGGCGCATGCCCTGCATGATCGTGTTGACGTCCTCGGCCTTGACCCCCGAAGCGAGGGCGGCCTCGCCCCAGTCGGCGATCGACTGGACGCTGTTGCGGATCGCCTCCGAGTTGGCCCGGCCCTGCTCGCTGTTGAGGTCGAGCGTCTTGCCGTTGTCGGTGAGCGACTGGGACAGGTCGTCGACCGCCTGCTGGTAGTCCGACAGCGCCTGCTGGCTGTCGAGTGTCGGAGAGACCAGCTTGTCGAAGGCGTCGCGCATCGCGTCGGCGGCCTTGGAGGCCGCCTCGGCGGCCTTGCCCACGCCGATCATCTCGCGCTCGGCGTCGGACATCGGCGCGGCGATGCCGAAGACAGCGTCGCCGAGCGAGGCGAAGCCGTCCACCGGCCCGCTCAGGGCGGTCTCCAGGTCGGTCATCGCCTTGGAGGTCTCCACCGTGACGTCGCTGACGTCGCTGAGCCCGGTGGCCGCGGTCTCGGCCGAATCGGCCTGCTCGTCGAGCGCCGACCCGGCCTCGAAGGTCTGCCGAGCGGCCTCCTCGGCCCCCTTGCCGAGCTGGCTCTGGGAGTCGTTGAGCAGCTCGAACATGCCATGGGCGTCCTGCATCGAGATGTTGTTGGCGGCGAGGGTGTCGCCGAGGTGGGCGAAGGTCCCTCGAACGACCCCGGCGTCGGTGTTGGCGAGGTCGAAGGCGTCGGCCAGCTTGCCGAGCGAGACCTCGCCGCTGCGCACCATGTCGACCAGCGGGTCTCCCGCCCCGACGATCGTCTCGATCCAGTCGGCGGTCGCCTCCTGGGCCGACTTGGATCCGGAGATGACCGTGTCGGCCCAGTCACCGACCGACAGCCCCATCTTCTGGAAGGCGTCGCGCACGTCGTCGCCCTTGCCCTTGAGCTTGTCCAGGACGATGTTCACGGCGTCGGCGTCGTCGGCCCCCTCACGCATCTTGAGCAGGGCGGCGGCGAACTCGTCGACCTCGGCCCTGGCCTCCTCCGCCTTCTTGGCGCTGCCCAGGAAGGCGTTGGCGATCAGGCCGATGCCGAGGGCGGCCCCGCCGACGATCGGCCCACCCGCGGCGAAGGCCGCGATCGAGGAGCCGATGGCGGACACGATCCCGGTGACCTGACCGGCGATGCTGTGAGCCTCTTGGGCCATCTGGAGGCCGAAGGCGACGCCCAGCCCGGCGGCGATGGCCGTGCCCGCGGCCGCTCCGACGCCCTTGGCGGTCGCGGCGAGCGCCGGGCCGAGGTCCTTGAGGCCCTGGCTGACCTGGGCGAAGTTGCCCGCCTTGATCCCCGTGAAGATGTCGCCGATGGCGAGCTTGGCCAGTCCGGCGGCGGTGCCGAGCGTGGCGATGTTGGTCTGGATCGTGGCGAACGTCGAGGACAAGGCCGAGCCGAACGAGGAGATCTGGCCGCGCAACGCGATCAGCGCGCCGATCCCCAGCACGACGGCCTGGATCGGCCCCGGGAGGTCGTTGAACAGGCTCGCCACCGCGCCGATGACGGTGGCCAGCGTCTCGATCAACGGCGTCAGCGCGCGCACTGCCCCGGCCAGGTTGACCCCGATGATCGTGGCCATCTCCTGGAGGTCGGGCAGGATCGGCTCCAGGGCCCGAGCGATGATCACGAGCAGCTCGGCGAAGGCGCTGAGGATCCCGACGCGCCCGACCAGCTCCAGCATCGAGCCGAGCATCGGCAGGATCTCGCCGAGGGCCTCGGTGAGGTCTCCGAAGCGGCCGATGGCCCCCGGCGAGACGAGGTTCTCGAAGAACCCCTGGAGACCCTTGAGCAGCGGCACCAGATCGTGCATCACCTGACGGCCGGTCTCGAAGAACTGCGCCAGCGCCTGCTGGCCGCGCAGCGACTGCATCCAGTCGTTGAAGCGTCCGATGATGTCGGCGAGCGAGCCGACCAGGTCGTCGCCGCCTCGCTTCCCGGCCTGGAACAGCGTGAACAGCGCCTCGCCGGTGTTGCGGATCAACGTCCACCAGGTGCGCAGGCTCTCGATGCCCTCCTGGAAGAACCGCGTCAGCGCGCCGCTGGCGGCCCCGGAGCGGATCATGTCGAGCAGCGAGGCGGAGGCCGCCTCCAGCCCGGCGGCCAGCTCGCGCGCCGCTGGTGCGGCGGCCTTGAGGAAGGGTTCGATGGCTCTTACGACGTTGCCGATCGCCCGACCGAGCGCGTCGATGGCCGGTTGCACGGCGGCGAAGGTGCCCGCGAAGTCGATCTCGCTGGCGGCGTCGGCGAGGCCGCGGAAGAATCGGTTGGCGCTGTCGGCGGCAAGGGCGAAGGCGGCGCCGATGTCGGGGATCGTCTCTTGGCTGAGCCGGGACAGCTCGTCGCCCAGCCCGGCGAACAGGTGCTCGGCGATGACGTTCTGGATCGCCCGCAGCTGGGGGAACAGGTCGGCGAAGGCCCGCACCACGGCCTGCGCCGCCGGGCCGAGGTTGCCGAGGGTCTTCTGGATCTTCTCGGCCTCGAAGTTGAAGGCCCGACCCTCGTCGGCGGCGGCGGCGAACTCGGTGGTCACCGCCTTGATCGCCTTGCCCACGCCGAGGCTGCCGATGACGACCGCGCCGAGCGTGGCGCCGAGCCCGGCGAGGATCGGCAGCGCTGCGCCCATCGACCCGGCCAGCGCGGAGAAGGCCGAGGAGGCGACCTGCACAGCCGCGCTGAGGGCGCCCTCCAGCAGCACCGCCAGCGGCTCGGCGAGCACGATGACGGCGCCGATGATCGCCTTCATCCGGCCCGAGAAGACGTCCAGGAAGTTGAACCCGAAGTCGTCGGCGGCCTGCCTGCCACCGCCACTACCGACCGCCGCCAGCTGGGCTCGGGCCTGAGCGGCTGCCACCGGACTGACGGTGGGGGAGATCTCGGCGTCGATCCCGCTGACGACCGTGTTGATCTCCTCGGCGGCGGCGATCAGGGCCGACTCGTTGACGACCGGGCTGATCTCGGCGTCGATGCCCGAGACCGTCGTGTTGATCTCCTCGGCGATCTCGGCGAGTCGCCCCTCGGGCAGCGTCGGCGTGATCTCGGCGGCGATGTCGGACAGCCCCTCCTCGATCTCGGCGCGGATCTCGGCCAGCGCGCCCTCGCGCAGGACGACGTCGATCTCCGCCTCGATGCCCGACAGCCCCTCCTCGATCTCGGCGCGGATCTCGGCGATGGCTTTCTTGAGACCGGCTCCGCCGATGTCGCCGAGCGCCTCATCAATCGCCTCGGCGGCGCCCTCGCCGCCTTCCTCACCGGCCTTGATCAGTTGTGCCTTGAGCTTGGAGGTGTCGGCATCGACGGTGACCTCGATGTTGCCAACGTTCCGTCCAGCCATCCGGCTTCCCTCCGCTACACGCTGGCCGACGATGGTACGGCGTCCCCCTCGGGCGGGTCGCCATTCCGGCCGCGGGCAATGCTGTCGGGGCTCACGCCGAACGCCCCGGCGAAGGCCATGAAGGCCCGCCCGTCCTCCTCCAGATCGGTCTCGGTGACCCGCGAGCCGACGTGCTCACCGGGCAGCGGGCGGTCCAAGTCGGCCTCGAAGCGTTCGACGTCGCGCACGCGCTGCACGGCCCACCAGTAGACCGCGTTGCAGAACCGGTCGAAGCTCAGTTGGAGGTAGTCGACACCACCGGCCGCTGCCTCACCGTCGATCGCACCCCAGTGCTCCGTCGCGATGGCGACGAGCCGGAGGGCGGCTGGGTAGGGCGGGCCGACCACTCCGCGATCAGGTAGCGCACGACCTCGATCACCACGTCGACGTCGAGGCCATCACGCAGCTGGTTCTCGATGATCCGGTACTGCCCAGGCTCCAGCACGGTCGACAGCAGGTCGAACATCGCCCGCACCCCGCCGGTGCCGGTGTCGAGCTGGTGGGACAGGAACAGGGCCATCTGGCCGGTGGTCGGTGGGTGGGCGACCATCTCCACGTAGGTGCCCTCGGTGGCCTCCCACTCGAAGGAGACGTCGACCGGGTTGGCCACCGCCGTCTGGCCGCGCCGGGCTGCCGTCTGAAACTGCTTCATCGTCATCGGCGAGCCTCCTGAGAGGGCCGAACCTTACAACGGGGTGAATGTGCCCCCTGTGGCTGCGGGCATCACCGAGTTGACCGCCCGTTGCAGCACGTGGCGGCCCAGCCGCCCAGCGGTGCCGTGCGGGTGGGTGTCGATCTCGCCGGGCGGCGTGTGCTCGGTCCAGGCGAAGGTCTCGTGGCCGAAGCTGCGGAAGCGCCCGAACTCGACGATGTCGGCATGGTCGGAGAAGTTCTCGATGGCGAAGCCGACGCGGTGCTGGTTGCCGTAGCGGCGGGTCACCCACGACTGCTTGAACTCGCCGACGACACCACCGCGGTGCAGGGCATTGAGCGGATCGTTGACCGGCGACGTGGCGTAGGCCACCGCCAGCACCTTCTCCTCGGTCTCGTCGCGCCACCGGAACACCGCCCCGCCCGGCGTGTTCAGCGCGCTGATGATGGTCGCATCGCGGATCTCGACGCGGACGTCGGTGGCCATCAGTCCGCGCTCAGCCAGGCCGTCCAGAACCCACCGACACAGCCGCCCTGGGGCCCGGTCGGCGTGTAGATGCCCGCCGCGACGAGGGGGGCGTTGCAGCACATCAGCGCCCGGTACAGCGCGTAGGCGTCGGCGTACTGCGCGGCTGCGGCCTCGGCGGTGATGCTCGGGTCGGGGAGCATCCCGTCGCTCGTGGGCATGCAGCGCAGCGCCCCCACTTCGACCGCCCAAGCCAGCGGCAGCGCGCAGCCCACTTCGAGCGACTGGATCGGGAAGACGTTGTAGGGGAACACGCTCGCCAGCCGCACCCAGCCCATGCCGCAGGTGCCGTTGTCGCACTCGGCGCAGTAGTCCCAGGAGACCTCAAGGCCGGGCAGCAGGCCGCACCAGCAGGGCCTCCCGGCGCCCTCGGCCGTGAGGCGATCGCAGACGCACTCGACGAGGTCGAGGATCACCGGCGCCGCTGGCGGCAGCACCAGCCCGCTCGGTTCGGCGACGATCGTCACGGCGTCGGCACCCACGTCGTGTACCTGTGACGCGCCCACGACACGTCAGGTGACCACACCATCGGCGGGACCTTGAGCCCGTTCGGGTTGACGGCGTGGAGGTAGGCGTCGACCTCGCGGATGCCGGTCCCGTTGTCGAACATCCCACTCGACACGGTGAAGGCGACGCCTTGGCGTGCGATCGAGGTGACCGAGCTGGGCAGGCGGCACTTGGCGCCGCTGCACGCCTTGGAGAACTCGCACGCCAGCACGCCTGCCGCCCACAGCCCGGCGGCGTCGGGGACGATGCCGGGGATGTAGGTGATGCCGAGGGTGGCCGGATCCCCCAGCGGTGCGTTCATGTTCTGGCAGCTCGGCCAGCACTGGCCATCCGTGCGCACGATGCGGTTGCCGTTGTCGATGCGGAAGGCCTCCAGCGGCAGCACCTCACCGTCGAGGCGGACCTCGGTGAGCATCGCCGCCAGGCCCGGGAGCACGATCTCGCACAGCCGCTCGCAGCTGCACGGGTCGCTGCCGCAGATCTGGTCGTACCAGTTGCCGTCGCGGATGAAGGGGATCATCCAGGTGCCGCCGGGGTTGCACACCGTGCACGGCGGGCCGAGGCACGGCCGCACCGTGACCGGGCACGAGCCGACCCGTCCCGCCGTGAGTACGCGCAGCACGTCCCACGCCAGCACCTCCGCCCGCGCTTGCAGCGCCGGATCGAGCGAGTCCCATTCGTCGCAGCACGACGTGTCCATCACCCACGGCACGCACCCTTCGGCAGCCGCGAGTGGCTGTGGATCGGTGGCGGTCATGGCCGCCATCCTCCCTCAGATCAGGGCGCCACCCCGGCAACCCAGGCACCGCCGTCCCAGTAGGCCTGCCCGGCGCCGCCAGCGGTCCCCGTCTGCACGAAGCTGCCCGTGGTCCACGCCGTGGTCGGCGAGGCGACGACGACGTTGGGCGTCCCGGCGATCAGGTTGGCGACGTTGGTCGGCGGCGTGGAGCCGCTCGGGGTCCAGGTGCCTGCCGCACCGGCGACCTCGGTGGCACCCGTCGAGTTGGTCACGCCGCCCGGCGGCGTCAATTCGACGCAGCCGTCGGTCGGGTCCGGCGGAGCAACGGTGGTGAACACGACGTAGAGGTGGTCGTCGGGGTCCAGCGGGTCGGGCAGCGGCCCGGCCGTACCCGTGCCATCGTCGATCACGTCGTAGGGCCCCGTGCCCCAGCCGTTGCCGTCCTTGGTCACCGCGCCGGTCACCGTGAAGGTCACCGCCGCGTTCTCGATCGTGAAGTCGCCGACCACGCCGCCCTGGAGGCACGGCAGCAGCAGATAGCCGAACGCCCCTGCATCACCTGAGCAAGCCACGCCCGGAACACCCATCCAGACCTCCAGCGCGAAGCCCTGGTCACAGGTCGAGATGCCCGAGTTCATGCGGAACCCGATGATCTCGCCCGCCGCGTCCGTCACGCTTGGCTGGCCGGTGACGAGGGAAAACAGGCACGGTGAGACCTCGCAGAACGTGATCTCGGCGTCGTAGCCCTGGAACTCGGGGCATGCCGTGTCGCGCACGCAGGTGCGCCCGGCGGCGTTGGTGACGGTGATCTCGTCGGGCGTGTTGACGTTGGCGGTCAGGGCCACCGAGACGAAGCCGTCGGTGACGACCTGGTTGTCGGGCCCGTACACCGGGGCGCAGCAGCCGTCGACCTTGGTGACGCGCATGACACGGCCACGGACCAGCGGGAACGACTTGGGGTTGGCCATCGCTAGCTCCTCCAGTTCATGAGCACGTCACCTCGACCTTGGCGGTGAGGCATTCGACGAGTGGGACGTAGATGCGCTCGGCGAGGGCGCGTGGCGGGGCGAAGTGGCCCTGGTCGTCGGTCACCTGCTGGGGCGCCGAGTAGGACATGACCGTGCCGCGCAGGAGGGTGATCTGCCCGCAGACGTACATCGTCCCGCTGGCGTCGGCGGGCACCGGGAGCGTGATCGGAGCCGTGATGTTGGCGACCTTCGAGCCCTGGCAGGTGGTCAGCGAGCCGTCGAGGTTGGAGCGGATGCCGTACCCGCACGCGCACGGCACGAACTGGCGCGGGATGAGCAGCGTCGGCACGCCGCCGTAGACCGTCGACGCGTAGGCCTCGGCGACCCCGATCGCCTGGTTGATCGGGAACGGCCCGCCGAGGTCGACCGCGGCGTTGCCGTCCAGCCACGCCGCCAGGCCCTTGTCGACGGCGCGCGACTCGGCGTAGTCGAAGCGCCGCAGGGCCCGCGTCTTGGCCTCCTCCAGCGTCGTGATCATGCACTCCAGGCCGGTGTAGGCGACGAAGGGGTCGCCTCGCACCAGCTCCCAGTCGTCGTCGAAGACCTTGGGGTTGGCCGGGCTCATTGTGCACCAGTCCTCGGCCCACTCCTGGGCCGTGGCGCAGGCGTCGGTGTTGTACTCCGAGCCCATTAGGGCGTGGGTCGGAGGGTCGTCGATGACGTTGGCGACAGCCAGGACGCCTCCTGGGAGCACGGGCGGTGATGGGACATCCAGGTACCAACGCGCTCCGGCGATCATCTCGGGCATCGACTCACCTCCTTCCCACCGCTCTCCTCAGCTCTCGATCAGGGCGCCGCTCCGGTCGTCCAGGCGGTGCCGTTCCAGTAGACGCGACCGGCCGTGCCAGCCGTCGCCGTCTGCACGTACTGGCCCGTCGTCCAGGCCGAGGTCGGGCTGGCGGTGATGCCGCCCATCGCCCCCGGGCTGGCCGGGGCGGTGGAGCCAGCAGGCGTCCAGGTGCCCGGCGTGCCAGCGGTGGCACCGGTCGCGGCGATCGCGCCCGTGCCGCCCGTCGAGCCGACGGTCAGGCAGCCGGTGATGTCGGCGGCGCCGACGCGGCCGCTGATGCAGATCGGCACGTCGACCGCGCAGGTGTGCGTGCAGCGCTGCACGGCGAGGATGCCCTCCTCCATGAACAGCGCGGTGAACACGTTCTCCGACAGTCCGGTGGAGTCGTAGACGGCGTCGACGTTGATCACGTCGGCGGAGCCCTTGACCCAGGTGCCCGCCGGGTACATCAGCACGGTCACGGTGTCGGGAACGGTGACCTGGCAGCCGTCGACCTGGAGGTCCTGGAAGTCGTAGACCCACTGCACGTTGATGTTGCGGGCGCTGAACCAGGCGTTGATGGCTGCGTCGGTGACCTCCGAGGGCGATACGCCCTGGCGCATCGCGATGTCCATGCGCAGCAGCGTCAGCAGCCAGAACGGGGCGACCACCTCGATCGAGGCGGTCTGGCTCATCCGGTAGCGGTAGCGCATGCCGACGGCGAGCAGCTCGATGTTGGCCATCGTGATCGACAGCGACCCGGCGTCGTCGAGCGTCGTCGAGGCTCCGGCGGCGGCGGCGATGCGGTCGATGACGTACTTGTTGACCTTGTGCTGGTGGGCGACCAGCGCGCCCTCCATGAACCGGCGAACCAGCTCCGGATAGGCGGCGTTGGTCAGCAGCGGGGTCTTCACGCACAGGCCCACGGCGTCGAGGCGGATCTCCTCGAACGGCGGGCACTCGACCATGCAGCAGTCCTTCTGCGCCGTCCCGGCGATCGCCTCCTGCTCGGTCAGCTCGAAGCCGCAGGCCGAGTAGATGTCGTCGAAGCTCGGGCCCTCGGTCCAGCGGATGCCGCCGCGGGTGACCTGGATCTCGGGGATCGACAGGATCCCGTCGACGGTCTCGTACTGGCACAGGTCGTAGAGGGTCTCGGAGGGAGCGCACCAGCCACCGGCGGCGACGAGGCTATTGCCGGGCAGGCGTCGCTCGTCCCCGGCTTCCCAGACCAGGCGCATGTCGTCGCGCTCGCTGTCCTGGGTCAGCGCGCCGTACCCGTTCTTGCGGATCACCGCGGCGCCGTAGCGGTTGCGCACGCCATCGCGCCCGCCGATGCGCACCGTCGGCAGGCCGCGGACACGGTTCAGCACGGCCGAGGCGACCGCGCTGAGCCCTTCGAGCGGCGCTCCGGTCGGGAACCCAGGCACGTCGGCGGCGGCGATCAGCGAGACCGCCTCGGTCCGTGGCGCCGGAACCGCGGGGGGTCCGCCGTTGGCGGCGGCACGCCGCGCCGGTGACGAGCTGGCGACGACCGGCTCCGGCGGTGCGATCACCTCGTCCGGGGTGAGGGTCTCGGGCTGCTCGGGGGTCTCCGGGGTCTCCGGCTGCTCAGGCTCGGGCTGCTCGGGGCTCTCCGGAGTCGCCGCGTGTTGCAGCGCCGCGGCACGGTCGCGACGATGCGTGTCGGCGCGGCGGGTGGCGACCTCGGCCCGCACACCATTGAGCAGGCCGACGATGCGCTCGCCCTCGACGATGTCCTCCTCCGAGGACTGGTCGGTGATCCTGAGCGCCCGCAGGGCATCGAGGCCCTGGTCGATCAGCGCTTGGAGTTCATCGGCCGACAGAGCACTGAGGTTCTCAGGCAGCTCGTACATCACAGCCTCCGCGGGTCGAGGGACGGGAGAATCGGAGCATCGCCAACCACGCCAGCCGCTTCGCGGCCTCTGGCGGTTCCCCGGAGCTTCGCTCCTCGGGGTTCCTCGGTCGTCTGAGGCGGCACTGTACGCCAGGGGGTGACGCGCGGCAAGGACCCGTGGGACACTGGCCGTCCATCAGGCACCACGAGGGAGGTGCGCGATGGAGCTTGACCCTGAGGTCCGGATCGAGTGGTCGGAGCAGCACGTGCTGTCACGACGATCGCTGGCGTGGCTGCACGAGCACGCCGACCCGGGCGACCCGCACCCGATCCTGACGGCGATCGCGCTGCTGCGCGAGGAGTCGCGGCCTACACCCTGGCTCAGACCTTTATCGGCTGGTAGCGACCGCCCTCCTTGCGGATGATCGCCATCGCCGCGGTCAGGGTGTCAACGGTCTCCTGGCGGCCCTCCTTGGTCGTCACGAGATACTTGCGCTTCTTTCCGCAGCCGCACGGCACCGGATCAGCTTTCCACGGCGGCCAGCAGCTGCCCCACGCGCAGCTCGTTGATCTCGTTGGCCAGCGCCGCCGCCCGCACCGCCCGCTCGCGCGCTGCCTGGCGCTGATCGAGCGCGGCCATCACGGCGATCGCCACGCGGTCGGCGTCGACGGCGTTGGGATCGAGCGTGACGACGGCAGCGGCGACCAGTGCGAAGTCCTGGCCACCGGCTGAGGCGACCTGGGTGCGCGGGATCGGGAAGCCGGGCACGTTGACGACGAGCGCGGCGACCAGCTCCAGGTTGCCGCCGATGCGTCGCCAGTCGCCCGACAGCGCCCCGGCACGCAGGCCGCGCAGCTGGGCGTCGGACAGCCCCGGGCGCAGCGCCCCGGCGACCCAGATGCCGTAGTCGTCCTCGCCCGCAGCGACGTCGGCGACGACGGTGCCGGTGTCGTCGTAGTGGCTGACCGCGGCCGTCGGCCCGAGATCGGTCCCGGCGTGGCCGGTGTCCATCGTGATCTGCCCCACCGAGACCATCCCGCCCGCCGTCTCGGCTTCGCCGGTGCGGAAGTAGGCGTAGTCATGGTGACTGCGCGGCGGCTGGGTGCAGGCACCGGAGATCCCGACGTGGCAGGTGTCGAAGGTGGCGAGGTGCCCGAGGACGCGGCCGTCCTCGGTGACCGTCAGGGGAGTCGGACCGTCGAGGCCCGGATCCTGGAACCAGTCCAGAGGTGGAAGCTGTGCAGCCTCGGCAGCGGCGGTCTCGAAGGCGGCGGTCACGGCGATGATCTCCTCGGTGTCGACGAGCTGGTTGGCGTCACCGGGCAGTCCCCGGCGGCCGCGGTTGCGGGAGGCGTGCGGGCCCTGGTTGGGCCAGTAGCCGAGAGCCACGAAGTGCAGGTTGGCGCAGGTCCCCGCGAGGTAGCTCGGGTTGGGCACGTACTTGCGCAGCTGGCTGCGGCAGCGGTCGAAGTCGCCCGGCTGGCCCCAGCGGATCTTCCCCGCTCCCGCCCCACGGGTCCAGTAGTCGCGCAACCGCTGGGTCTCGCGCGGGTTGGTCACCCAGCCCGGCGCGTCGTGGGTCCCCGGCGGCGAGGTCGAGGGAGCCCAGCCCTCCAGCACGTCAGGATCGGTGGCGTCGGCCTTGAGGCTGTCGGGCGGCGTGTCGCCGAGCTGGCGGTACAGCCCGCGCAGCGCCCGTGCCGCCTTGGCCTTCTCCGAGGCCGGGGCGTCGACTCCTCCCCGGGCCCCGGCCAGCGCTGCTGCGGCAGCATGCACCCCGGCCCGGCTGACGGCTCCGCTGGGGGTCCTGACCGGCAGCTTGTAGGTCGACTTGGCCTCGGGGTCGCCGCCGGGCATCGTGATCAGACAGGCCCGGCGCCACTGCTCGATCGTGTAGTCGGAGGCCGAGAAGTTGCTCCACGGCTCCTCGCTGATGGCCGCCCCGAGGGCGTCACCGATGGTGTCTGTGGGGTCCATTGCACCTCCTCGTTGATCTCCCCACCACAGCTCGACCGCGTCAAGGGGAACCGTCTCCGGCATCGTCTCCGGGAGGTCGAGTCCGTAGCCCAGCGTCAGGTGCGGCGTGAAGTGGGGATGCGTGGTGTCGGGTGGAGCGACCTGCTCCAGGGCCAAGCGCAGCTCGGCCAGCTCCGGCGACTCCAGCAGCAGGGTGGTCGCCGGAGGGTCGTCGAAGCCCATCCGAGCCACACCGCCGACGGTGGCCTCGGTGGCGAGCGACTGACGCCCAACCCAGTCGCTCAACGCCTCGCGCAGTCCCTCCGGCGCGGCGTCGGCGTCGCCGTAGTAGCCGAGCGTGACGTGCAGCTCGTCGGCAGGCAACCCCTTCGGCACGACGAGCTGGTCGGGGTCGGTCGGGCGGGCCACGACCACGACGCCGCTGTTGCCGTTGGCGGCAGCAGCGGTGACGGTCGCCGCCATCCGCAGGACGCAGCGACAGTTGATCCAGATCTCGGGTGGGCCGATCGGCTGGCCCGGGTACGACAGCGGGTAGCCGCCGACGTCGAAGGTCTCGGCAGCCGCGACGGTGGCCCCGTGCAGCGGCCGGTGGGTGTCGCGGACGCGATCGTCGAGCATCGTCACCCACGTCTTGCGCACCCCCGGGTTGGCCGCCACGACGGCCGCGTTGACGGCGGCATGGGCGATCAGCCTGGCGATCAGGGCGGGCTGGTCGTCGTTGTCGACATCCGGGTGGGTGAGGTTGAACATGCCCTGCAACGTGCCGACGAAGGCATCGGCGTCTGGCGCCACCGGGCGATCGTCCGAGGGTGTGTCGGCGTAGGCGATGAGGAAGGCGTCGCGGGCGGCCTCGCGCAGGCGTCGCTGGCGGGCGGCGGGGTCGACCTCGTCGAGCGCCGCCAGGACATCGTCGTCGAGCTGGGCGGCCAGCTCATCGACGCTGGCCACTAGGTCACCGCCGCCAGCTCGGTCGGGCGCGAGGCCAGCAGCGCGCCGAGCACCACCGAGGAGTGCGGGCGCCGCGAGCCGAGCAGGCCGCGCACGTAGAAGTCGAGGGTGTCGATCACCGGGCCGATCTCGTCGGTGTACGGGCCGAGCACGTCCGGCGCGCACTCCCAGGCCCCGGCCAGCAGGTGGTCGGCGTCACCGGCGAGGGTGCGGTACACGTCGACCGCCGCCATCTCGGTCGTGTCGGTCCGCGGGTGGACGTTGCGCAGGCGGTTCCCAGCCCGCTCCAGCGCCCGGTAGACCAGCACGTCGCACGCTGCCGCCAGGCCCTCGGGGTGGGATGCGCGCTGCTCGGACACGGCCCGCTCGGGGGGGCTGCGCTGCTCCAGGTCGGGCCCGGTGTCGGTGCGCATGTGATCGGGCAGCGGGCGGTTGCGCCCGGTCGGCTCGGCGAACAGGTCGGCGCCGAGCATCCGCAGCGCCTCGGTGGTCTGCTCCGGGCTGGTCGAGCCGGTGGCGATCTTGCGCAGCAGCCAGCGCACGAACTCCTCCGCCGCCGGGGCGTCCTCGGGCTGGAAGCCGGTCTCCCGGCGCAGTGCCGTCCCCGACAGCTCGCCGCGGTCATACAGCTCGATCGCCTCGTTGGAGCGGTTCGGACGCAGCCGGATCGAGGAGGTGTCGGCGAGCACGTAGTAGTCGTCGAGCTGGTCGGCGGGCACCGAGCCCTTGATCGCCGGTCGCAGGTACTGCGTGGTGAGACCCCCGGCGAAGTTGGCGAGGCGCGGCTCCAGGTGGGCCTTGACCGCCGACTCCTCGCTGAGCCAGGCGTTCCAGTGGTTGGCGTCGGCGATCCCCAGCAGCACCTCCGGCGGCACGTCCATGCCGAGGGCGAGGCGCTTGATCCCGGCGTCGCGCATCGTCACCACGTTGGCGTCGAGTTCGGTCCAGAACGTGAGGTGCTCGTTCTTGCCCAGGCTCTCGGTGGGGACCATCGCCACGATCGGCACCAGCGCGCTCGGGTCGCTGGGGTCCTGGATCGGCGTCATCATCGCTTCGCCGAGCAGGGACATGAAGATCTCGGCCTGGGAGGCGGCTGGGTCGGCGCCTTCGGGGACCGGGAACGACACCTCGTTGGAGAGGAACAGCACGCCCGCCCCGGCCAGGCGGGAGCGGATCTGCGCCGAGATGTGCTGGTCGTAGCCGACGATCTGGGCCAGCACGGTGAGGTTGGAGCGGACCGGGCTGTCGGCGCGGGTGGGGTCCTTGGGATGCGGCGTCCACTGCCGGATGACGAGGTCGCGGGCGTCGAGCTTGCGGCTGCCGCCCTCGGTGCCGAAGTCGGCCTGGAGCCGTCCGCCGGGGAGCTGGGTCACCTTCCCCGACGCCAGGGTGTACCAGCGGTCGTCGGCGGCGGTGTTGACGATGTACTCCTCACCGGCGACGGTGTCGTGGATCCCGTACTGGCGCAGCATCTCGGCCTGGCCCTGGGGCCCGCCGTAGAGCGCGTCCATCGCCTCCGAGGCCGGGTCGCGGCCGCCCTCCAGGGGCACGATCATGCGCCCTTCGCGCTTGGCCGCGACCAGCCGGGCGCGCGACAGCACGTTGCCGATCCACACGCTGACCGCCCGCAGCTCGCCGACGGTCTCCCAGTACTGCCAGGCCTGAGCCTGCCAGCCCTCGCTGCGACCGGCGACGTTGCGGCTGGCCGTCGGCAGCCGCACCGCCGAGGCGATGAAGCCACTGGGCGGCGTGGGTGCCGGTTCCAGTTGGCGGCGCGCCCGAGCCATCGGGCGCCGATGCTACGTCGGCGCCCGCGGAGCGGGGAACGGGACCGCTACTGGGTGGTCTCGGGCTCGGTTGGCTCGGGCGTCCCGGGCTCGGGCTCGTTGGGCTGGGGCTCGTTGGGCTCATTGCTCACGGGGTCGCTTCTACCCCGATCGCTCAGCGTTGATCCTCGGGCAGATCGCGCACGTTGAGGAAACCGACCAGCCACGACGCCGCCGCCCACACGTTGGGCAGCCACCACCACCACGCCAACCCCGATCCCCAGGCCCAGAGGATGTCGACGAGCACGACGTAGGGCCCCATGCACCACGGGCACTCGAACAGCCCGCCCCAGGCCTCCGGCACCCGGGACACGTAGGTCTTGCGCAGCCACATCGTCGGCGGGAAGTCGTCGTCGACGAGCAGCCGGACCACGCGGGTGCAGGCCAGCACGCCGATGACGAAGGCGACGGCGATCGCGAAGTGCTCGCTGAGGCGGTCGCCGAGGGTGACCTCGGGATCGAAGGCGAGCATGCAACGTTCCTTTCGATTGCGCGGTCGAGGTGAAAGCAAATCGACCGAACACTTTGATTCACACCAGCGCCGCGCACTCCTCGCGCAGCGCCTCGAAGGCCTCGCCCCAGCAGTCCCGCGACGTCGTGTAGATCGTCTCGTCGTCGCGGGCGGCGGCCAGTTCGATCACGGCGCGGGCCTCGTCGCCGCGGCCCTGGCCGAGATACAGCCGGGCCAGGTCGCACCACGGCTCGCGCCGCGCCGGGCACTCCCCGACCGCCCGCCACAGCCACCGCTCGGGGTGGTCGTCGATCGCCGCCAGGTGGCGGTAGGCCTCGGCGCGCTCGGGGGGCCAGCCGCCACCGAGTGCCAGGAAGCGCTCGAACTCGGCCCGTGCCGCCGTCCAGTGGCCGACGTAGTGCAGCTCGCGGGCGAGGTAGAAGGCCATCCGGTGGTCGCCGGGCTCCTCGCGGGCCCCGGCCGCCAGCAGCCCCAGGTACTCCCGCGGCTTGCTCGGGTCGGGGTGGTGCTCGACGACCATCAGCGGGACGTCGATCGTCGGCACCTGCGGCTCCAGCACCTCGTGGCACGGGTAGCGCCAGCGGAAGCCGTGGCGGGCGTGGAGGTTGGAGCGCATCACCAGCCCCCAGCTCGGCGTCCCGTGGTTCTCCCAGCGGTAGCGGTAGCGGCGGATCCGCCGGTCGACGACGGCCTCGAAGCAGGACCGCCACAGTGGGCTGAGGACCTCGTCGGCGTCGAGCTGGAGGCACCACTCGATCGTCGGGGGCAGCACCGCCAGGGCCATGTTGCGGGCGTCGTCGAAGCGGAACGGGTCGATCGTCACCCGCCCGAAGGCGATCCCGTGGAGGTCCAGCTCCTCCAGCGTCCCGTCCGTCGAGCCGGTGTCGAGGACGTAGCGGTAGTCGGCGTCGAGCGTGGTCTCGGCCCACTGGGCGACGTGGGCCGCCTCGTCGCGGAAGATGCTGTAGATGGCGACGCTCACGACAGCAGCTGCCTCAGCCGCCGCACGATCTCGAAGGCGTCCTCGCCGTGGCGGGTGTGGAGGTCGTTGAAGTCGACCATCACCGACAGCGACGACATCGGCTCGATCTGCTCGCTGACGAGGCTGCCGACCAGCTCGTCGAACTCCTGGGGCTCGTCGCTCATCGGCTCAGCCTGTCGCCCGGTGGAACCTCGCAGGCGATCTCCTCGGCGTCGGTCACAGTGCGTCGACCTGTCGCTGCATCCCCTGCTTGGTCTGCTGGGCGAAGTGATCGGCGAGCACGACGCTCTTGACCGCCCACATGGTCGATTCCTCCAGGTGGGTCAACGCCAGCGACCGCTCCCGCCCGTCCGGGCATGAGGCGATGATCTGGCGTCCCAGTTCCTTGGCGAAGCCGCGAACCATCTCGATCTGGGCGAGGGCGTGGGCATCGGGCGTGTGGTTGGTCAGGCTGGCCTCCAGGCTGAGCCAGCGCAGGTCATCGGTGGTGCTCATCGGCTCAGCCTGTCAGCGGCCTGGCCAGCTCGGCGTTGAGCATCTCCACGGTCACCTCGTGCAGCTCGTAGGCGCGCACCGCCAGTGCCGTGGCCACCCGTTGCAGATGCAGCAGCTCGCTCTCGACCAGGCGCAGCCGGTCCAGCTGGGCGTTGTTCATCGCCGCCTCCGTTCACGATCGCGGTGAGCGTGCGGGCGGCCCACGTCCCCGGGCTGATGTGCTGTGCGGCGGCTCGGCGGCGGACCTCGGCGTCGACGGCCAGCAGCAGCTGGACCGGGATCGTCGGACCCTTCGTCTTCGGACGCGCCACGAGCCAGAGGCTAGCGGCTTGCGGCTTGCCCGGGGACGCCGAGGTGGCGGCGGGCCTCGCGCCGCAGCGTGGTCGGGGAGGCGACCGTCGCCGGGGCGCGGCGCCCGATCAGGGCGGTGGCGGCGTGGACGAGGGCGTCGAGGCGGTTGGGGCTGTCGCGGTCCTCGTAGGGCCGCCACGTCGTCAGCTCCTCCTCCAGCTCGGCGAAGACCCCGACGTGGTGGGCCCGGTGCTGCTCGTAGACGCCGACCACCGGCTCGGCGCGGATCGCCTTGCCGCGCCGCGAGTGGACCCCGATGACGCGCTTGGGGACCCCCGCCGCGCGCAGGTTGGAGAGCACCATGTCGCCGCCGTAGTTGGTCTCGGCGACCACCGCGTCGGCCCCGAACTCGTCGTAGGCGGCGTCGGTGGCCATCGCCCACCCGTACGGCGACATCCGCCCGGAGCGGTCGGCGAGGACGTAGAGGTGGTCGGCGGCGATGCCGACGACGACGATCCCGGTCTCGTCGTTGGAGCGCTTGGCCCCGCCCGCCGGGTCGACCCCGACGACGACGCGATCGTGCTCGGGGGCCATCGCCACCCGGTCGGGCTCGATCAGGTCCCACGACCACAGCGCCCCCTCGACGTCTTCGAGGACCTCGCCGTGCAGCTCCTGGCGCCCCAGGCGGGTGTTCTCGTAGCGCTCGATCACGCGCTGGGCGAAGGCCGGGGCGAGGTTGTCGACGTTGTCGTAGGTGCTCGCCCGGGTCAGGCGCGTCGAGGCGTCGGCGACCAGCGCCTTGACCCACGGGCGCGGCCGCGGCGTGGTGGTGGCGACGATGCACGGGCGCCGTCCCAGCCGCAGCCCGAACATCAGGTTGTCCCAGCACTCCTGCACCAGCGGGGCGTGGGCCGGTTCGTCCCACCAGGCGTAGTAGTGCTCGGGGCCGCGCAGGCGGTCGGGCTCCTCGGCCGAGAACAGGGTGGCGACGCACCCGTTGGGCCAGGTCAGGCGGCGCTTGGAGGGCTCGTAGACGGGGCGGTGGTTGGGCGCGGCGATCGTCACCAGGCCGCTCTCGCCCTCGACCATGATGTCGCGCACGTCGGGGGCGGTGCCGCCGATGATCGCCACCCGCGGGACCAGCCGGGTGACCCGGTGGGTGAACTCGGCGCCGGTGCGCGTCTTGCCCGAGCCGCGCCCGCCCATCAGCAGCCAGGTCAGCCACTCGGTGTCGGGCGGCGGGTGCTGGTCGGCGCGGGCGTGGTGCCAGGTCCACTCGTCGTGGGGGCGTCCGTCGCAGCCCGCCCGGGGGCACCAGAACGGCTGCCAGGTGCGCCCGGAGCGGGCCCGCAGGGCATCGAGGGCCCGCTCCTGGGCGACGGCGGTCCAGCGGGCGAAGGCGTTGAGATCGACGGGGCCCTCGTGCGGTGGCGCGACGGCGGGCCCGGGCAGCGGGTCGGGAACGGGCACGGTCCCAATCTCGCGCCACCCGGGCCCCTGGGGCGGTTCATTCTCTCAGCGCTCCAGGCGCACGCCGCAGCCCTTGCAGGTGCCGTCGGGCAGGAGGACGTGGGCGCCGTCGGTGTAGCGGGTGCAGCGCCGCAGGGCCATCGCCCGCCCGATGCGGTCGGTGATCGCCTTCATCTCCCGGCGATCGGCCCGCTCCTTGGCGGCGTCGTCGACCACCTGGGCGAGCACCGCGGCGACCGTCGCCGAGCGGTTGCCCCCGTGGCGCCTGGCGAGGTGGTCGAGGATCTCGACGTACTCGGGGGCGAGCCGCAGCACGACGTTGACCCCCGGCCCGGAGGGGTGCTTGGGGCGTCGGCCCATCACCTTGCAAGTATCGACGGAAGTGGCGGATTTGGCAATGCGGAATCAGCCGCGGCCCTTCCTGCCGACCCGGCGCCGGTCCTGCCCGAGCTGATCGCGGCTGACCTCGCGGCTGCGCAGGGTGCGCTGCATCTCCAGCGCCGCCCGCCCCACCTCGGGGTCGCCGCCGGTGGCCAGGTAGTAGGCGACGATCGCCTCGCGGACCCACTTGGCCTGGTCGGTGCGGCGGGCGCGGATGTGGCGCTGGATCGCCCGCAGCGGCTCGATGGGCAGCTGGGTTTGCAGTACCCCGACCCGAGGGATCTCGGAAAGTGCCTGCTCACGGGGCATCCCGACGGCCCGGCGCCGCCATCCGCGCCCGGAGTCGGGGTCGAGCGCGCGCTCGCTCATGCGCCACGCCGCCTCGGTGTTGGCCGGGTCGTCAGCGTCCCAGCTCACCGGCGAACCCCTCCACCACGTCGGCCTCGACGACAGCGGGCATCTGGGCGGCGGTGACCGCCGAGACCCACCGCTCCAGCTCGGCGGCGGTCGGCGTGTGCAGCACGATCTCGGTCGGGCGGTCCAGCCCGTGGAGGCGGATGTGTCGGTCGACCAGGGCCAATGCGATCCGGCTCGCCGGAAGGTGCTCGGGGTGCTCGGGGTCGTTGGCCTTGTCCCAGACGTTCGTGAGCAGGGTCAGGATCCGCTCCGACGCCTCTGCCCGCTGGACCTCGACGGAGGCGTCGGAGAGGTGCGAGGCCAGCTCGCGCTCGACGAGCATCAGCGCCTCACGGGCATCTGCCAGGGCCAACGTCTCGGCGATGGCGGCGAAGGAGGCCCCGGCGACGCGCAGCTCGACCGCCGCCGCCCCGGCCCTGGTCCCGTCGCGCGACCCCGCCGCCAGCCGCGCGCCCCGAGGCATCGTCATCAGCGCCTCAGTGTTGCACGCTGGGGCGATTCAGCGCCGAGCGGTGGGCGTAGACCATCGCCTCGATCATCCCGCCCTGGCGGGCGGTGAAGCCGCGGCGTCGCTGGCGCAGCGAGCGGGCCTTGGGGGTCCACCACCCCTCGGGCTCGGTGGAGGCGAGTCGGGCGATCTCGTGGCGCCATCGGCCCTGGTCAGCACGGGTAGTTCCGACGGGGACGGGGTACAGGTCCCAGGTCGTGGCATTGCCGTTGCCGTCATTGCCGCCACCGGCGACCATCGCGGCAGGCGGCCGGGTGGAGCAGTCGACGTGGACCCGCTGCCCGCCCGGGTTGTAGCGCCAGGGGGTGCCGCTGAACTCCTGGCCGCAGTCGGCACACGTCGCCATCAGGTCCTCCTCGGGGCCGAGCCGCTCCAGTCGGCGCTGGGTGGTGTGGGCTCGTCGACACCGTGAGCAGCGACAAGCGAGGTTGCGATAGGCGTTGTCGGTGCCGTGGCGGGGATCGTCGTGCTCCACCTCAGACCACATTAGACCACAAAGGTGGTGGTCTGCAAGTAACGCTGTGACCAGGGTCGAAGAACAGATGTTTGTGGTCTGGCCGCCTGTCATCGCTGGTCACAGAAGTGTGGTATGAAGTCCGGGAACGGGTTACGGCCGACGTGAGTCCCTGTCGCAGCACCTGACGCTCCGGGAGACCGTGAGATGCGACGAGTGGGATGAGGGCTGGGCTGAGCGCGGTCGTGAGGCTGGTGAGCAGGCATGATGCGCTCGGGCGGAGCAGTGAGACCGACCCACCCCATGCTGTGACGAGCGTCACCTTGCAACTTGCACGGGGTTTCCCCGATTCGAGACCCCGCCCGGTCTGCCCATGATGCTCCCCGTTGAGCAAGCGATGCCTCGGAAGGAGCGAGGCCAACGGGACCGGTCCCCTGACAGGATCGGGCGTTTCGGTACGACCATGACACGCCGACCGGATCACGGAACGGGACACGTTCCGGCAACGATCCGGTCGACCGGTGAGCATGTGTGGCACGGGGAAGATCGGCGCATAGCGATCCCATAGCGTCCCCCACGACCAGGTAGCAGTATCTGGCGTGACGTCCCAATGGCCTAGGCGGTGCGACAGCACAAGCCGCGGGGTTCCGGGACGAGCACTCACAACGAACGGACGTACGGTTTCACCGGCGTACCGACGGATCGAACGGATGTTCCCCGGATGTTGCCCCTAGTTGAGTCACGGGGGAACGGGGAGTGAACTGACACGGATCGATCCGGCGGCGGACGGCACGGAAGGCACGACGACCGGGAGGTGTGGGACCTACGCGGCATCTGTCCGGCCTAGCGACCGGACACTGATGAGCCCTGCTACCTACCGAAAGGAAACCGGCGAAATGCCTGCTACCACACCTGCTCCCCGTCCCGGCGACGATATCCGGGCCCTGCGCGAGGCGATCGCCCGCGGCGACGTGGACTTCCCCCGATGAGCCGCTCCGGCGGGTGGACCGACGGCGCCCCGGGGCGCACCCGCGGCGCCCATCTGGGGGACCGCCGCAGCCACCGCGTCGTGGTCATCCCGACCGCTCCGGCGGCGTGGCAGCGCGATCGGAGCGCCGCCCGACGCGGGCGGCGCGACCTGCGCGTCGACGTCACCGCCCGCATTCCCGGGCGGCCCACCGTGACCGGCGAGGCCCGCACGCGGGCGCTCTACGACGCCGCCTGACCTGGGACGTTGCGTCCCCCGCCCTCCGACAGGGGCGGGGCCCGGAGCATCCCAGCTCCCTGCTAGACTGCGGTCTGCTACCTACCGAAAGGAACCACCAATGCCCTATCTCGCACCCCGCGGGTCCACCTACGTGGCCGCCACCGCCGCCACCCGCGGCGCCTTCGAGGTCTCCGACGAGACCGCCCGACAGTGGGAGCTGCTCAGCGCGCAGTCCGGCGTCGCCCGGCCGCGCGACTGGAACGGGCGGCTGCTGCGCCCGTATCCGGCGCTGGACGTCCCGAGCCATCGCCCCTACGCCCCCGACGGGGTCTACGTCGATCACCGCGACCCTGCCGTCGAGCAGGCCGCCTACGAGCAGCGCGACCGCGTGCTGCGGGCCAGCGCCGGGGAGCGTCAGGCCGTGCTGGAGGGCATCCGCCAGCACTTCGGGCTGCGCCACTGGCGCGACGCCTACAACGCCGTGCGCAATGTCGGGCGCCGGATCACCGGCGAGAGCGGGCGCGACGCCTCCGGCGAGCTGCGCTGGCGGGCGTGGGGTGGGCGCACCTGGTCACCGGCGGCGATCGCCGCCAGCTCCGAGTACCGCCGCTTCGGGATCGAGATCGAATCGTTCGGCACCGGCTACCACACCGCCCCGATCGAAGCGGCCGCCCGGGCCGAGGGGCTGACGTTCGTCGCCCGTTGGAACAGCTACCGCCGCGACCCGTCGGTCGCCGGGTGGCAGGGGACCTACGACGGGTCGATCTCCGGCGGCACGGAGATCATCTCCGACCTGCTCGACGGGTCCGACGCCGCCCACGACGAGGTCCGCACGATGCTGCGGATCGTCCGCGCCAACGGCGGGGTGACCGGCGCCGGGCAGGGGATGCACGTCAATCACGACACCTCCGACTTCACCGCCGCCGACAAGGTCCGCCTGCTCGACAACCTGCGGGCGGTCGCCCCGCACCTCGACGCCTGGCTGCCCGCCAGCCGCCGCCGCTCGCACTGGGCCCAGCCGCTGAGCGCGGATGAGTGGGACCGGGCCCGGCGCAACATCGCCGCCGGGCAGTCCTGCGGGGTCGATCGCTACCGGGCCTTCAACCTCAATCACCTCCACCGCCACGACGGGCAGTGCCGGGTCGAGTTCCGCCAGCTCGGGCACACGCTCAACGGGCGCAAGGTGCGGGTGTGGATCCGCATCGGCCAGGCGATCATGGCCGCCAGCAAGGCCGGGGCGACGATCCCTGCCGGGGCCACGCTGGACGAGGCGCTCGACGTGCTGCGCGGCCACGGCCTGACCACCTGGGCGAGCGAGCAGTTCGCCGCCACGGTGGCCAACCGGGCCGGGCGCGGCGTCGCCGCCTGAGCGGGGACCTACCGACGGGTCCGGGCTGCCGGGCCCGCTCGCATGGCACCCCGCCATGAGCTACCCGAAAGGAACCACGATGCGCCGCATCATCATCATCACGGCCCTCGCCGCCACCGGCTGCGCCACCACCACCCACCACGGGCCGCCGCCCTCGCCCGATCACGTCGCCTGCGAGCCCGGCCCGGTGACCTGGGTCGAGGTGCCCGGGCCGGTCGCCTGCGACCTCGTCGCCGGGCGCAACACCCTGAACATCGTCTTGCCCGGCTACGACGGGGTCGACGACGCCGCCGCCCGCGCCGACGCCGCCGACCACGGCTGCGCCGACTTCGAGGTGCGCGACGGCGTGGCCACCGGCATCGACTGCGACTTCTGATGACCGCCGGGCCGCTGCGCCGGGCCGTGCGCGTCAGCGCCGCCAACCTGGCCCCGGGCGACCGGGTCCAGCCGTGGAACGATCGCACGGCGCCGGTGCGCACGGTCGAGTCGGTGCGCCACCTGACCGGGTGCGTGCTCGTGCACTGGACCGACGGCGCCGAGCTGTGCCGCGACAGGGCCGTCTATCACCGCTACGGCGTCCGACTGTGACGAACGTCATGTTGACATCAGACAGCGGTCTGCTAGCATGGCGATCGTCCAGCTACCGAAAGGAACCACCCACCATGGACCGCACCGCACGCATCCTCGCCCTGCTCGACAGCGGCAGCGACAGCGCCCGGGCCTGCGCCGCCACCGCCATCGACTGCCTCGCCCGCATCGGCCAGCCGTGTCCCCGCCACGACGGCTGGGGCGGCGCCGCCGACGCCTGGATCGAGCGCGGCGCCCAGCACGCCTGGGGCTTCGCCCGGCCCTGGGCCTGAGCACACCGCCACCGGGTCCGGCCCAGTCGGGCCCCGGCACGGTCTGCTCAGACCAACCACCTACCGAGAGGAACCAATGACCACCACCGATCCGAACGAGAGTTCGTTCAACGCCGAGTACGTCGAGCTGGTGTGGGGCGAGGCCGACAGCGTCAGCCGCCGCCTGGAGCAGCTCGAAGACGGGCTGCGCTCCAGCGCCGCCGTCCACGCCAACGCTGGCAACGACGCCGACGCCGCCACGCTGCGGGCCAAGGCCGACGCCTACGGCCACGCCGTGAGCATGCTCGACCTGGCCTTCAGCCAAGCGCTGGCCCGCGTCGCCGGGCAGGTGACGGCGTGAGCTACTACCGCAACCGGGGCCCGCGGCCCCGCCTCGTCACCGCCGACGACGTCGGCACCCACGTCACGCTGGCCGTGCGCAAGGCCAACGGGCCGGGCACGATCTACGTGTCCGGCCTCGTGCGCAGCGTCACCGCCACCGCCGTCACGCTCGGCGTGATGCACCACCCGACCGGTCCGTGGGACCGCTGGGAGAGCCACGAGGTGGCGACCACGATCGAGCACCGCCGCATCGCGAGGCGCTCATGATCCGCCCGTCCGATCCCGAATGGCCGAGCGCCTGGGACACCGGCTGCGTGCTGTGCGGGGAGCCCCGGCTCCCCGCCAGCGCCTACTGCGAGGCCTGCATCCGCGGCGCCTGCGAGCACTGCGGAGTCGTCCACGACACACGGGGCGGGCAGTGCCAACCACCTACCAACGAGAGGAACCGATGATCTTGACCAACGAGATGAACCAGCGCGTCGACGTCACCGCCGCGCGCACGCTGCGCCGGGTGACGCTGGCGGTCGACGACCTCGACGCCCCCGGCCGCCCCGAGCGCGAGCACATGCTGATCACGCTGGCCGAGGCCCGGGCGCTGCGCGACCTGCTCAACGCGATGGACCTGCGGCCGTGACCGCCTACCGACCGCACCTGCTCGACGAGCCGATCCCCTTCGAGGGCACCGACGCCGAGCGTGCCGCCAACTTCAACTCCCACCGCTTCACCACGATGGACGGTGAGAACTACGAGTGTCTCGACTGTTGCTCGAAGCCGTGGCACCGCGCCGCCGACTACCCGTGCGGCACGACCGTGCCCCGGCGGGTCCGCTGCATCGACTGCGAGCGCAGCCTCATGCACACCCACGACGCCGAGACGCTGGCCGCCCTGGCGCGGTACGAGGACACGAGCAGCTGAGGCATCGCCCCAGCTCAACACCCCGATCGCAACCGTCAAGTTGCAATCTTCAACATCGGTCGCTACGATGGTGGCCGATCGCTACCCACAACGAAAGGAACACCCACAACCATGTGTGGACTCGTCGGATTCTCCCGAGCGGAGGGGCTGTCGGCGATCGCCGACTCCCGCCGCTTCACCATCGCCGGACTGCTCTCGATCGAGGATCGGGGGCCGCACTCCACCGGCGCCGCCTGGACCCGGGGCAAGGCGACCCAGGTCTGGTATCACAAGTCCCCGGGCCCGGCCCGGGAGATCGCCCATGAACTGGACCTCGACCGCAACCTGCGCACGCTGATCGGGCACGTCCGCTGGGCCACGCACGGCGAGGTCAACGTGACCAACGCCCACCCACTGCTGGCGGAGGGGCCCAAGCGCACGATCGTGCTGACCCACAACGGGGTCCTCTCCAACGATGACGAGCTGGCCGAGCTGGCCGGGCTTGCCCGGGTCGGCGAGACCGACAGCTGGACCGTCGCCGCCGTGCTCGCCACCCACGGCGAGCACCCGGCCGAGCTGCTGGAGCTGGTCGAGGGCGACGCCGCCCTGGCCTGGCTCGACACCTCCGACACCGCCTCGCTGCACCTGGCCCGGCTGATCGGTCGGCCGCTGGTGCTGGCCTGGACCCGCCGCGGCGATCTCGTCTACGCCTCGACGCAGTCGGCGCTGGAGCGCCTCGGCCGGATGACCGACACCCGCCTGTCGCACTTCATCCACGTCGAGGAGGGCACCTACCTGCGCATCGTCGCCGGGGAGATCGTCGAGCGCCGCTCGATGCCCGCCTTCGAGCGCCCGGTGCGGCGTCCGCTGTGGACGCCGACGGCAGGGAGCCCGGCGCCTCGCCGCGCCGTGCCCCGCCGGGGCGCCCTGCACGGGATCACCGACCTCGTCGACGAGCGCCCCGACGACTGGTGGGACGAGGCCGAGAAGCTGCTCGGTGACGCCTTCGGCGGCACCGACCCGTGGCCGACCGGCGTCGAGATCATCGCCGAGCGGCGGGCCCGCAACAACGCCGCGGGCTGGTGAGTTGACGGCTGCGCCTGCCCCCGGACCGGTCCGGTGGCGGGCCGGAGCAATCGGCTCCAACCACCAACGAAAGGAACACCTCATGAGCGCTTACGTCTGCGGCGACCCCGCCATCGACGTGCTGGTCCGAGCGGGCCTGCGCTACAAGCTGGTCACCCGGGCCAGCGCCGACCTCGTCGGCCAGGCCCTGCGGGCGGAGAACGTCGCCAGCGTCACCTACCGCTACGCCGACATCGTCGGCGGCGGCGCGATGCCCGGGCCCGTGGCCCTGCCCGACCCGATCACCCAGCTCGCCAGCGGCGGCGCCTGCATCACGCCCGCCAGCTACCGCTACACGCCGCGCGTCGAGGGCGAGCCCCGCCTCGACCCGGCCAAGGTGCTGACGGTGATCAGCTGCTACTCGTACCAGAGCTGCGAGCACCGGGGCTGGGACGGCTCCGCCGCCCACGCCTACATCGAGGCGCTCGACGCCCGCATCCGCCGGGCCCATCCGGGCATCGACCGCGACGGGGGCGCCGAGGCCTGGGATCCGAGCGAGATCGCCGCCTGCCACGCACGGTGACGATCAGACCAGTGCGCTGGCGCGGCCCGTTCAGCGTCCGCCGGGACGACTCGCTGGAGTACGTCCTGGCGGTGTTGACGACGATGCCAGTGGAGTGCACCACGTGGCCCGAGCACTACGCCCGCCACAGCCACGGCTACGGCCGGACCCGTGTGGACGGCCGCTGCGTGCACGTGCTCGTCTGCACCTGGTACCACGGGCCACGCCCGCCAACCGACCCGCGCGTTCCGGGCAACCCGCAAGTCCGCCACCTGTGCGGCAACGGCCACCTCGGCTGCTTCACCCCGGCACACCTGCGTTGGGGGACGGCCGCTGAGAATGCTGCCGACCGATCCATCCATCGACAGTGACCAATGTCATGTTGAAACCAGAACGGCGTCTGCTAGGATGGCGCCGTTCGAGCTACCACCCGAGAGGAACACACCATGAACGACAAGACCCTCGCCAACGGCTGGGTCCGAGTGCGCGGCACCCAGGGCGTGGGCTGGGTCCACGACCCCGAGCTGGCCCGCCTCCTGGCCGAGCTGCGGCGCCTCGACTACGAGGTCATCGCCGACTGCACCGAGCACCGGCGATGACCGCCACGCTGCGGCGCATGGCCCGCAACGCCCCGGCCCCCGAGCCCTACGCCAGCGCCCGCACCTGCCGCCCCTGCGCTGGGACGGGCGTCGGCGAGGGCTGGGGCACGCAGTGCCAGCACTGCGCCGGGACCGGCGAGGCCCGGCCCGACGGCCCGCCACGACTGGTCCGCCGGGCCGTCGAGAACGAGCCGCCTCGGCCCACCAACCACCAGCTCGACCGGCTCGGGCGCCTCATCGACCGCTGCCACCCAAGCCACCCGGAGGTGCACTTCGCCGCCGACCTGATCGGGCGCACCGACGCCACCGAGGCGCAGGTGCTCGCCGCCATCGGGGCGCTGGAGGTGCTCGTGCCCCCCACCCGCCGGGCTCGGCTGGCTCCTCACCCGCGCAACAGCGGGCTCGACACGCTCTGCATCATCCTCGGCGCGCCGTTCGTGGCCGCCGGGCTCATCTGCTACCTGGGCTGGCGCCTGGGCGTCGCCATCGTGCGACGGCTGCGCCGGTCCATCGAAAGGAACCAATGACCACCATCACGACCGACGGCTGGGAGCTGCGCTCCCGCCCCTACACGAACCCGCGCACCGGCATCACCTCCGACAGCGAGATCACCATCACCGCCATCCACCGTGAGCACGGATGGGTATTGCGCATCGAGCGGGCCACGCCCGAGCGCCTCGCCACTTTCGACCCCGCCGCGACGTGGGGTTGGGGGGCCGACCGGTGACCCTGGGGGGCCGACCGGTGACCCTGCGCTGCGACCGCTGCGGCGCCACCTTCCCCGCCTCCGCGATGGACGTGCCCGGCGACGTCTGCCGGGCCTGCCTGCGAGGCCACCTCACGGAGTTGCAAGATTCAACAAGAGGCGCTACCATGGCGCCAGCTACCGCGAAAGGAACCCACCCATGACCAGACGAACGATCTCCTTCATCGTCGCCGTCACCGTCGACGAGGACGCGATGCGAGAGCGCGAGGAGCACGACCCTGCCGCCTGGCAGATCGTCACCGGGGCGCTCGGCGTGGCGTTCGAGACGATCGCCCGCGACAACCTCGATCTCGCCCTCGACGCCGACGTGCGCGTCGCCGCCGGGACCACCGGGATCGACTACCAGATCGGTGGCTCCCGATGAGCCGCGCCTACCACGACCAGTACCACCCCGGCGACGACGTCGCTGCCGACCGCTGGTGCGACGTCGCTGCCGACCGCTGGTGCGAGCAGCCCATGACCGAGACCATCGCCGACATCCGCTACGTCTTCTGCTACGGGACGCTGCGCCCCGGCTGCGGCAACCACCGCCTGTGGGTCGAGCGGGCCACGGGCCTGTACGACGGCGCCGCCGTCGTGCCCGGCTACGCCCTGGTCACCGGCGGCGCCTTCCCCTACGCCGTCCCCGCGGCGATGAGCCAGACCGTCGGCTGCCTGCTCGCGGTCCACGACGAGACGCTGCTGGCGGACCTGGACTGGCTGGAGGGCTACCGCGCTGGCGGCCAGCACAACCACTACGACCGCATCGTCGTGCCGGTGATCACGCCGGACGGGCCAGTGCGGGCGTGGATGTACGTCGCCGCCCGTGAGCGCGACCGGCTGCTGGACGACGTGCCGACCAACGAGGCGGGCATGTTCGACTGGCACGAGCACCGCAGGGCCCGGCGATGAGCGAGTACGTCACCCGCGCCGAGTTCGAGGCCCTCGCCAACGAGGTGCACGGCATCGACCGCACCAACCACGTCGTCCTGCGCGAGCTGGGCGACGTCAAGGCCGAGCTGGGCGAGATCACGGTGATGGTTCGCCGGATCGCCCGCCACCTCGGCATCGACACGAACGGAGCAGAGCGATGAGGATCGACGACACCGACGCCTGGACGACCGCCTCGGAGGCGGCACGCCTGCTGGACGTGTCACCCCAGCGTGTCCAGCAGATGGCCGACGACGGGATCATCAACGTGCTGAGGCCGTGGCCGCACGTGTCGCTGGTCAGTCGCCGCTCGATCGCCGAGTGGCTGGCCGGGGACCGCCCCGAGCCGATCCGCCCCCGCGACGCCCGGCTGTGGATGCTCAAGCACCTCGGCGTGGACGACGTCCAGCGCCTCGACATCGACACCGTGCGCGACGAGATGCGCGCCTTCATCGAGTTCGCCCGCCCCCTGTGGGACAGCCAGCGCAAGGACCTGTGGGCCCTGTCCACCGCCCCGCGCCTGTTCCGAATCGGGGCACCGGCGTGACCCAACCGCTACCGAGAGGAGCACCATGACCGTCAAGCGACACCCCAACCTGACGCCCGAGCTGCGCGGCGAGGCGATCGCCGCCTACCAGCGCTGCCGGGCCCTGCGCAGCCACGCCTGGGACCCGATCCCCTCCGACTACACGCCGCTCTACGGCGAGGCCTACCAGCTGCGCTGCCTGTCCTGCGGGACGGTGCGCACCGACATCTTCTCGCGCCACTCCGGCGAGCGCATCGGCCGCCCGGTCTACGACTACCCGCCGGACTACCGCGACGCCGACAGCCACCCGCAGGCGTGGTGGCGGGCGACCTGGGCCGACACCCTCGCCGCCAACGCAACTGGTATCATCCGTTCATCGCAATCAGCCCCAGCCACGGTCACCCCGATCAGGAAGCGCCGCCGCGCACCTGCATGATCTGCGAGCGACCACACCTCGCTCGCGGCTGGTGCAACATGCACTACAAGCGCTGGCGCACCACCGGTGACCCCGGCGCGCGGAATCCGGCGCAGGTCCACGCTGCACCAGGCGAGCCGCTGGCATACCTGCTGGCGGTGCTGACCACGATGCCGACCGAGTGCACACCGTGGGAGCACGGCCAGAGCAGCAACGGCTACGGCGAGCTGACCGTCGACGGTGTTCCGTGGAAGGCCCACGTTTACGTCTGCACCCTGTACCACGGGCCGAGACCGCCTGGCCTGGAGTGCTGCCACTCCTGCGGCAACGGCGCCATCGGCTGCTTCACGCCCGGCCACCTACGCTGGGATACACCTGCGACGAACCGTCGTGAGGGACGCAGCGCCACCCTCACCCAGGCCCAGATCGACGGGATCCGCCAGCGGTACGCCGCCGGTGGCGTCACCCAGTACCAGCTCGCCGCCAAGTACGGCGTCCGTCAGTCGACCATCAGCCGGATCATCAACGGGGTCCGCTGGCGCACCGGGATCATCCGCCCGGCGGCCGATGTCGTCACGCCGTTGCGCCGGAGGAAGCGGGCGTGATCTGACCGGCTGGCAGTCCTCGCTGTTCGGCGAAGGCGAGGTGCCGGTGGGGGCAGCCTCGCCGGTGCTCGCCTTCGACCCCACCCGGTGGTCCTCGGCGATGCGCGTCGTCGACCTCGCCCGCCTCGGCTACCTGGAGGAGCCGGTCCTCGACCCGACCTACGGACTGGGCGGGATGTGGGAGCGCCACCGGCCCCTTCACCTCGTGCGCGCCGACCTCGACCCCGCCCGCGGCCGCGACGTGGTCAGCGACGTCTGTGCCCTGCCCTTCCGCGAGCGCTGCTTCGGCACCGTGCTGTTCGACCCGCCCTTCAAGCTGACCCACGATGTCCGGGCCCGCGGCGATCACGACCTAACCGAGCGCTTCGACGCCCGCGCCAGACGCCATGAGGCGCTCGCCTGCGGCATCGCCGAGTGCGCCCGGGTGACCCGCCACTGGCTGATCGTGAAGTGCCAAGACCAGGTGGAAGGATGGCGATTCGTATGGCAGACGGGTCGGGTCACGCTGGACGCGGACGAGTGCGGCTTCGACCTGCGCGACGAGCTGCACCTGATGAACAACATCGCCCAGCCGCCGGGGCGGCCACAGCGCTCAGCCCGGCACAACGCCTCGACGTTCCTGGTCTTCCTGCGCCGCAGGCCCCGCCGTTCGAGCGCAGCTTCATCCTCGACCGCATCACCGTCATCGGTGGTTGCTGGATCTGGCAGCGAGCCACCGACGGCAACGGCTACGGAACGATCCACACCAGAGGTGTCTCCAAGCGGGCCCACCGCTTGGCCTATGAGCTATGGGTCGGGCCGATCCCCGCTGGGCGCGTCCTCGACCACGTTGTCTGCGACAACCCCACCTGCGTCAACCCCGCCCACGTCAAGCCCGTGACGCCGCGCGCGAACATCCTGCGCGGCACCGGGGTCGCCGCCCGCAACGCCGCCAAGACCCACTGCAACGCCGGGCACCCGCTCAGCGAGGCACGCATCGACCCCGACGGGGCCCGGGTCTGTCGGATCTGCGATCTCGCCGCCACCCATCGGTACCGCGCCCGCAAGCGAGCCGAGCGTGCCGCGCCTGCCCCGTAGACCGGTCATCGACTGGCCGACATATCAGGCGGTGCTCGCCCGTGACGGCTGGCGCTGCCAGGCCTCGGCCTACGGCTTCGGCTCCGTCGACCCGTGCGCCGGGGAGCTGATCGTTCACCACCGTCGCTTGCGCAGTCAGGGCGGTGGCCACGAGCTGGACAACCTGGTCACCCTGTGCGGCGGGGTCACCGGCACTGGCGGCCACCACGGTGAAGTTCACAGATTCCCAGCCCGGGCGGCGGCCTGCGGACTGATCCTGCGCGCTGGCTCCTGACCCGCCAGCCGTTCGTCTGGTAGTCTGGTAGCCCTTCCGTACCCATCCGAAGGGAACCCCCATGTCTGCACGTCACCGCGCCGTCGTCCGCGCGGGGAGCGCCGGACCGGCGCGCACCAGCGACGAGACCCGCCTGGAGACCACCCAGATCCGACTCGCCCGGGCCACCCGCGAGGTCGCCCGGCTGACCACCGAGCGTGACGCCATCGCGCTACACATGTGGCTCGACGCCCGCGTCCCGCAGGCCGAGATCGCCGAGCGCCTCGACCGCGCCGACCGCCGCGGCGGCGGCGACGGGGTCACCTACGCAGCGACCCAGAAGTTGCTGTGGAGGAGGCGCCAGCGGGTCGACTCGGCCGCTGCGGTCTAGGTTGTCCTACCCGACGATCGTCTGATAGTCTGCATCCCATCACACCTACCCATCCGAAAGGAACCCCTGTGACACTGTCATCCTCCGATCTCGCCTCCAGCCTGCGGGCCGAGGCGGATCTCTCCCGCATCGCCGGGCGCCTGTCCGACGTCTGCGCCTCGCGCTGGGACGTCGTCGCCCCGCAGTCGAGCCTGCACTGCAAGGGCATCGACCGCCTGGCGCTGGACCTGTTCACCCCGCAGATCACCCACGAGGGCGTGACCGACTCGATCGTCGAGTGCGTCTACACCCGCACCGCCTGGCGCCAGATCGCCGAGCGCCTCGGCATCCCGCTCCAGTACCTCGACCGCATCGCGGCGATGGACAACCCGGTCGGCCCGGCCTTGGCCTGCCAGTCGATCAACGATCTCGCCCACGTCGACAGCCGCCGGGCGATGTACCGCTTCGTGCGCACCGGCGACGTCGGCCTCGTGCTGCGGGCAGTGCTGTCGGACAAGTACCGGGCGATCGACAACGACACCGCCCTCCAGGCGATCCTCGCCGGGCTCTCCGAGCACGGCCTCAACCTCGGTGACTGCGAGGTCACCGGCGACGTCACCGCGGACCGGCTGCGCCTGCGCATCACCGTGCCGCAGGTGGCCGTGGCCGTGCCCTCGCTGCTCGCCGACTACCGGATGCCGTACTCGCTGCGCCCGGGCAGCCCGATGCATGCCCGGCCCGACGCGGGCGAGACCCCGCCGGTGCTGTGGGCGGGCATCGAGATCACCAACTCCGAGACCGGCCAGGGCGCCTTCGCCATCGCTCCCCGCGCCGTCATCCAGGTCTGCCGCAACGGGCTCACCCGGGCAGTCGACTTCCGCCGGGCGCACATCGGGGCCTCGCTGGAGGAGGGCACGATCGACTGGTCCGAGGAGACCCAGCGCCGGGCGCTGGAGCTGGTGACCAGCCAGGTGCGCGACGCCGTCGCCACCTACATCTCGCCCGAGTACCTCCAGAACACGGCCGAGGAGATGCGCCGGGCCAAGGGCGTCGAGGTGGAGAACACCCGCCACGCCGTCGACGTCGTGCAGCAGCGCTTCGGGCTCACCGAGGCCGAGCGCGACAACGTCTTCGAGTTGTTCGCCGCCGGTGGCGACCGCACCGTGCTGGGCCTGGGCAACGCCGTCACCGCGGCCGCCCAGCTGGCCGAGGACGGCGATCGCCAATCAGAACTCGAAACCACCTTTTGGGAGATCGTCGGCCAGCCCGGCGCCTTCGTCGGAGCGGGCGCGTGACGCTGCCACGCCAGGCCACCGGGCGCATCGACACGACCATCAGCAGCGTCGCCGTGCGCGGCGGCGACGACCGTTCCGAAGCTGCCTACGCCGCCTGGCACACACGCCAGCGCTTCGGCCGCGAAGTCGGCACCATCCTCGCCGTCTGGCGCACCGGCCAGCGCGACGAGCACGGCTGGCCCGTGTTCGCCGTCGAGTGGGAAGCGCGGGAGGGCTGAGCCATCGGCAGCAGAGCGGATTTCTACGCCGGGGGCACGAGCCCGGCCAGCATGGTCTGGCTGGGCTCGATCGCCTTCGACGGCTACCCCGAGGGGCTGCCCGCCTTCATCCTCAACGCCGACAGCGAGACCTACTGGGTCAACGACGTCGGCGCGATGCTGCAAGGGCGCGACGACGCCACGCTGCCCGCTCAGGGCTGGCCGTGGCCGTGGCCGGACAGCCGCACCACCGACTACGCCTACACCTTCGAGGGCGGCGTGGTGCTGGCCTGCGCCTTCGGCCACTCGTGGTGGCGGGCCGCTGAGGGCGAGCCCGAGTTCGTCGAGGGCTCGCCGCAGGTCGAGTTCCCGGACATGAGCGCGGTGCAGCGGATCGCCTGGGACAAGCGCTCCGGGATCATCATGCTCCGTGCCGACGAGGACGGGTAGGAGCGACGGGCGGGCGCAGCAGGGGGCGCGGGCGGGCGTCCCCCTGCCAGCTCGATGGGTCGTGTGGGCCCGCCACGATCGCGTCGGGCGGTGGCTGCCGATCGTCGCCGTGGTCGGCCAGCAGGCCGCCGTCGAGGAGCTGATCGTGCGCCAGGACCGGGTCCGTCGCTCCGGCCAGCCGTGCCGCTTCAAGGTGCTGCCCGTTGGGGAGGAGCCCGATGCGCGAGACGATCCAGGAGAAGGCGGACCGGCTGCTCACCTCGCGCCGCGTGCGCGTGCTGCGCGTCGGTGAGCGCACGGTGGTCCGGGTGGAGGGGGACCACGGGGTCTACGCGGTGACCGGGTCCGCCACCGAGCCCCTCCACTGCGAGTGCCTGGCGGCGCAGCACGCGATGCGCTGCTCGCACCTCATCGCCGCAGAGCTAATCACGCTGCCGTAAGAAAGTTTCTTCTGTGCACACGTTGACAAAGAGCGACAGAGGCCGTATGTTAACTTTCGTCGCTCGGCATTAGCGACAACCACCATCAACCCTGCTACCGAGAGGAGCGCCAATGCCTTCCACTTCCATCCCTCGCGTCGATCCGCAACTCCAGGCCGCCATCGACGCCTCCAACATGCGTCACGCCTTCGTTGCTGAGTACCGCCTCGACCAACTGGTCGGTCACCTCCAGGTGCGCTACGACCAGACCACCGACATCGACGAGCGACTCAACGCCGCCAAAGTCCGCGAGTACGTCAACAAGTTCAAGGCCGGGTCGATCCCGCCGCCGATCGGGGTGACCCGCGACAACGTCCTGGTGTGGGGCAACCACCGCGTCGGCGCGGCCCATCAGGCCGACGTCGCTGCGGTCCCGGCGATCGTGTTCGATGTCGACGGGGTCAGCCCCGACGAGCACGTCAGCGCCGTCCTGCGCACGATGGCCGGACGCGAGAACGCCAGCCACGGCCTGCCGCTGTCCAACAAGGACCGCGAGATGATCGTGCGGCTGGAGCTACAGCTGGGCACCACCGGTGGCGTCATCGCCGCCACCTACGGCATGACACCGGCTCAGATCTCCGGACTGCGTCGGGAGATCGAGGCCGAGCAGCGCCTCGATCAGCACCAGCTGCGCGACCTGCTGGAGGGCCGAACCCGGGGCATCATCCGAGCCCTGTCGGGCAAGTACGCCCGCATCCTCGACGACGAGCCGTTCGTCGAGCTGGTCCGCCTGATCGCTGACGCCGACCTGCAAGCCAAGGAGGTCAACGCCATCGCCGCCGAGGCGAAGGCCACCGGCTCCGAGCGCGGAGCCCTCGGCGTGCTCGCCACCAAGCGTGGCGAGATGGCCCAGCGTGTGGCCTCGTTCCAGGCCACCGGCGTGGTCGAGCGCCCGACCCCGCGGGGCAAGCTGCTCGACGCCGTGCGACGGGTGCTCGCCCTGTGCGAGGCCAACCCAGCCAGCCACTACCGCGACTACTCGGCCGAGGTCGAGGAGACCAAGGCGATGGTCACCCAGGCGATCAACTGCCTGGGCTGCATCCTGGAGGCCCAGGAGTCGTGACCGGGCTGCTCGATCTCCCCGTCGAGGGGTGGGCGAGCAGTCGAATCAGCTACCGCCATCTGATCCGGCCC